AAATGAAGCGTGAAATGGTAAACTATTTCAACAGACAAGAATATCGCAGACAATCTTCTGATGATTATAAATATCTTGCGGAAGAAACTAAAACATTGAATGAACTGCAAGAAAAAATAAAAGAAACTAAAGACAAAGAGCTAAAAAAAGCATTAAAAGCAGAATATAAGGAAAAATCAGATGAACTAAAAGAAGGTTGGATTGCTCTTAATAATGCTTTCGGTTTGAATAGTGGAAAATTTGTTGACTACAACAATATGGGGCAGGTAAGCGTTATGTACAAACGCTACTCAAAAGATGGTATTCTTGACTGGTCTAACGTTGAAAATATGGCGCAAGCTACTAAAAAAGCCTATTTAAAACGTAGAAGTCAGTCAGATAGTGATAACTTTTTGAAAGTTCCTAGAATGGTTGACTTTACGACTATTTGGTACAGGAAACAAAACCATAATGTCTCACTAGAAGGAATTTCATTTGGGAAACGCAAAAATAAGATCATTCTTCCTTGGAAGTTCAAAAATGATGATAAAATCAGATTATCTTATGCCTTGGAAATGCAAAAACTAGCTTTATATGCAGTTAAACGTGTTTTAGTAAAAGATAATACATGGAAGTATTATGGCTTGTTCGTGTTTGATGGCGTACCTTATGGCACAAAAGAAACCCTCCCTGCAAAAGGTAAAGTTGTAATTTCCTTAGATGTAGACAAGTTAGAAGTCGTTGCAAAGAATGAAAGTTCAAATAAAGAATTGCGATTTGATCTAACAAATGATCTGGGATATTCGGAAAAATTGGCAAAATTAGACGCAAAACTTGAAAGTTCAAGACGAATTAACAATCCTGATAACTACGAAGAAAATGGTGTACCTAAAAAAGGAGTATACACTTGGAAGAAATCTAAAAATTATATCAAGATCAATAATAAGAAGCGGTATATTTGGCACAAGATCAAGAACTACCGAAAAAATCGTTTTGAGAAGATCGTAAATGATATTTTAGAACTTGGTGACGAATTTATCGTCTATAAGGAGGATTTTAAAGCCCTACAGCAACGGAAAGACTTTGATAAGGAAAATATGTCATGGTTTGATACACGCAAGCAGAGAGGCTTTGAGATCATGTTTAATGCGCCTTATGAATTTTTGTTGTTGCTAAACATGAAATTGAGCTATTTTGGCAAAAAAGCAGAAGAAATAACAAAGGGGAAGCAGTATGAAGAAAAGTAATTTTTATTTCAGGTATAGGAATGTTGGTGTTTTACCTTGTGCTTTATCTATTCTTCTTATCCATTATATAGTTGAGAGGGGGGTTGATTATTTTGAAATAACCTTGGTTAAGATGTCAAATTTATTAATTGCAGAAATATTCCTATTGATTGTATTTATTGGTTATTTTGTGATTGAAACATGGTTTATGATCCAATTAGTAAAAGAATTTTTTAGAGCTTGGTTTGCTATCGACAGAACGGATTCACAAGTAAGACTTAAAAGTTTTTTTGGAAAGTTAGTAATGCAGTTGGTTGAAAAATGGAGAGGTAAAAATGATTGTAAAAAACTATAAAAGTAATGGAAAAGAGATAACTTACACGTTAGACTACGACCTTTTTAGTGTGAATGTAGAACATAAAAAGACTGGTGCAGGGATTGTTGTTACTGATTTGACGGATCTTTTTGGTTGGTTGGAAGAACAGGGAGCAAGTGTAGAACCGCTAAAAAATTTCCTTGAATACCAAAATAGCTTATTGATTGCAGGAGAAACACTAGATTTTACAATGATTGAACGTAAAATGACACAAAAGGAAATTGAAGATCTGGCAGATGAACTGTTTGATAAAAATATATCAGATTACTTAAAAAAAGTTGAGGAAAGGTCAAAAAGATAGAAAAATGATATGGCAAATTGGTTTGTAAGGATAAATCATAGGAAAGAAAATAAGGGGGATTTTTATTCTGAACAAGTAGAACGGAAATTGTATTTTGACTATGATACAAAACGTGATGTGCTTGATAAAGTAAAAAATGATTATCCAGAATATTTTTTTGATAAAGTTCCTCAAAGGACGATAGACAAAGAGTTCTTTTATGCCAATATCTATGAATTGGATAGTCAATGGGAAGCATTTTGGACAGAAAAAATACCTTGCCAATATTGCGGAGAAAACCCTGTAAGTCGTATTGAATTAAAGAACAACGATTATAGCGGATATTATTTTTGTTGTTTGGAACATGAAGAACAATACTATGAAAATCGTCTTAGAGAAGATGATAGGACTTACAAAAATGGTAAAATAGTTGGCTTTATTTATAAGATAACTCATAAGCAAACAGGGAAAGTGTATATTGGTAAAACAGTAAACCACCCTATCTTTCGTTGGTTTCAACATTTCAAAGCGCAGACAGGTAGCTATTTCCATGAAGCAATGAAAAACAGCAAAATAACCGAGTGGACTTATGAGGTTATAGACGTTTTAGAAGAAGGTTCAGAAAAGGACTTGTTAGAGTTGGAAAGTAAGTATATTGCTGAATACAACGCAACGGATCATAAATGCGGTTATAACACAAAAGATTAAAAAATATAATCAACCTTTAAACTTTCGAGGTGCTAGGAGCTGAAAACCCTTGGTACGCTTGAAAGTTTTTGTTATATCACGCGCACCATTAAAAAATAATGCAAGAACACAAAAAAATAATAAAAAGAGTTGACAAAGAGAAATTGAGGGTGTATAATATAACCATAAACGAAATATTGAAGCAGGAGAATAAAAATGGAATTGCCAAAATTTAGAGCATGGTTTAAAAATAAGAAAGTTATGTCGGAAGTTAAGAAAATCAACTTTTGGAGTGAAGAGCTTGATACGGTAGCATTTGAAGGAAAATCTCTTGAAGATGTTGAGCTTATGCAAGCAACAGGTCTATTTGACAAAAACGGTACAGAGATCTTTGAAGGAGATATTCTTGCTGACTTAGACGAAAGTGGAGACGAACCAGTTTACTTGTATGTTATCTATAAGGACGGTAAGTTTATGGCTGTAGAAAACGAGGAACGTGGTTATTTTGCTGATTTGGTTGATTGTACCACTTATCACTCAGTAGTAGGAAATATCTACGAAAATGCTGAATTGCTAGGACGGTAAGGAGAAAACAAAATGGGGAAATTGATGGTTAGAGGTATTTCCACTCACGAAGAAAGTAAAGGTGAGTGGAAACATGGTTATCTCATTGAAGATGAAGGAGTTTCTTACATTATCAATGGCGTTGTAGAAGCAAATGACGAGTATATCACTATTGGAGAGTGGTGTTCTGTAGATCCTGAAACATTGGGGCTTTCAATAGGCTTATCTGATGAAAATGGAACAGAGATCTTTGAGGGGGATATTCTCAAAGGTGAGAATGGCAATCTTGCAATCTATAGACACCCAATGTTAGGGTTTTATACGATTGACAGTAGTAATTTTGAGTGTTTCTTTGCTGATGGAGTTAACGTTAGCGTGGAAGATTTTGACAAAAATTTGAAATACATTTCAAAAGGTATTGAAGTCATTGGCAATGTGCATGAAAATCCAGAATTGCTAGAAGAATAAAAGGTGGAAAAATGGATAAAACACAATGGAATAAATTAGTAGCAAGAGAACTGACAGACGAAGAAAAAGAGTTCTTTGGAGATAAAGTGACAAGCATTTGGGAAGGAGTAACCCCTGAGATTGACGAGGAAGTGTTGGTTTATACCCCTAAAAGTGGGGTAACAACAGATACTTGGGTAGATTATGAAGATGGGGTTGGTTTTGAAAATTTTGAGGAAGAAGTGATTTATTGGACTAGCTTCCCTGAACCTCCAAATGAATGATAAATAGAAATGAAAGGAATATTAAAAAATGGGAATTGATTTATATGGCTTTGTGGAAGGGTTTAACGAAGCTAAAGGAGTATGGGAAAACATTTCTCCTTTAACGGATCAAAGTCAGTTGAATTATGATGGCTATGGTTATCCTAAAGAAGCACAATACTTATTTGGTAGAACACTCCCTGAAATGCTTGACGTAGTGCGTGATACGGAGTTATACACGTTATTGCGAGATACAAGTGGTGAAAAGATCAAAGGATTGTCTGCTTTAAACGTGAAAGGCGATACAGGAAAAGCAACTAACTTAACTAAGGATATTTTCTTTTACTTACATGACGTAAATTCGCTATATGTAGTCGAGTTGCAATCGCTAAAAGACTATGAGAGCTATTTAGAAATTGTAGGCTCGCAGAAAGAAAACCTAACTAAGATGATTACACAAATTGAACAAGCAGGAGCAGGTTATTCTAAAATTAGGTTTGTTTATGCTTTCTTCTAAAAAGTGTGTCTTTCGAGAACTGAATAAAGGTTTGTTGAACTAGGAGTGGTGATGAAGTTAAAAAACAGACTAATTTTTACAAGTCACGTCAAGAGCATTAAAACTCTAAGTGAGTTTATAGGCTATGTCGCAGAAAGTACATTGGGAACGATAGTTATTGTTGTTATTGGGGCTTTATTTAGCCCCCTTCTTTTAGTTCTGTTTCCTTTTGCATACATAGAACGGTGTATCAGAGAAGCCTTGTATGTAAAAAGAATGGTAGAGAAAAATCCTCAGTTAAGGAGCTACTACGAGGAAAATAAAGAAGAAACAAAGTGACAAAAAGAGTGAAAGGAAAATAAAAAAATGGGCAGATTGAAGTTTAGAGCGTGGGATAAGAACAAACAGAAGATGTATACGGCTAGTGAACTGATTATCTGGGATAACAAAGTTTATGCAAATGATATCAGAGATCTTACTCATAAACTATTGAATGGTTGGGTGATTGATGAAGATTATCTTATGCAATCAACAGGGATCTTTGACAAGGACGGAGTAGAAATTTTTGAGGGCGATATCCTTGAATTGAAAGATGGAGACGAAGTTCTCGGAAATGCGAAGCTAGTTTGGAATAAATGGCAAGCAGTCCTTGTTGTGGAAGCAATAGGTGTAGAGGACGCAACCTCTTTTAGTGAGCTTATAGATGATATCAGTTCTTATAGAGTGATTGGTAATATCTATGAAAATCCTGAATTGCTAGGATAAAGGGGTAAAAATATGAACATAAAAGAATTGATTAAAAAATATGAACTACTTAAAAGCAACGGTAATTTAAACGCTGTAGCAATTACAGAAATAATAAACGATTTGAAGCGATTAAAAGGATCACAGGAAGTAGAAATACCGCAATTTGTGGGCAATTATATTACATTTGCTAAAGAAAATGGTTGGGACATAGAAAAAGCTATGTGTCATATAGTTGATGAAGATGGTGATGAACTGAGGTTATGGTTTTACAAAGATAATAACATGGACGTATTTTCCCATGCGTGGCTTGATGGTTATAAAATAAAAAAAGAAACCCGATATAAAGTTAGAGTGAAAGGTGTAAGGGATATTGAAGGGGTTTTAACCTACCATAAAGGAAGAAAATATTGGACTTTTAGCGGAGGAAATGAATTTGGTCCTTTTCGTACAAGTCACACACGCAAAGAACTAGAAGAAGCAGGTTATAGTTGGATCTTTAATTGTGAGGGAATTGAAGTTGTAAAAGTAGAAGAATGAGACTTCTGAGGACGAAAGCGATAGTTTTTGTCCTTGGGAGTTTTCTTTTTTACACAATAGCATAAAATTGTAATTAAAAAACATTAAAAAATAATCACAAAATAGTTGACAAGAGAAATTAAGAAGTGTATAATATAATCATAATTAAAAATGAAGTTAAGGAGAACTAATCATGGAATTAAAAGTAAAAGGATCATACGACAAAAAAAATAAACGTTGGTATGTAGAAACAGACGAAACAACGGTTGAAGAAATGAATAGCTTCCTAGAGGAGCATGACTTTGATGTGTTTGAAGCATGGCTAGGATATTTGGAAGATGGAATGAGTAGCGAAGCGTTGGCGTTCGTTGACTTGCTTCAAACTACTAAAGATGAAATTGAACTTGCAGACGGTAGCAAGATCAAATTAATAGAGCATGAGTAAAAACAGTCAGGAGCATGAGTAAAATGGAAAAACGATATACTAAAAAAGACTTTTATGTTGGGCAGGAAGTTTATGCTGAAAGCGTTGGCATAATAGGCTCAATATTGGGAAAGGATAGCATTAGTATAGAAATTGTAACCAAAGTAGGAAAAGAATACGTCATGACTGATAAGCGAAGTTATCGTTTCAAAGATGGAGCGCAACCTACTGACATTATTGGCAATTTTGTATTGTGGGTTAATAAGAGTGAAGTGGAAACAAAGATAGCTAAAGATAAGGTGTTTTCAAAACTAGTAAACCTGTTCAATTCTGAGAAGGAATTGAGTTTAGAAAAGTTACAGGAAATTGAAAAGATTGTAGATAAGGCAATGGAGGAATAAATAGAGCATGATTGAAAAATTAACTAATTTAGACGGAGCATTATCTTTGCTAGGGGTTGTAAGAGTGGCAGTCCTAATCATTATGACAATCTCATTTATGTTTCTTTGCTATTTCTTAAAGAAAAAAGAGCAAAGATGGGCTGTACTTCATGCGGTGAATATTTTAGCTATGCTATACTTTTACGTTACAAGCGTCAATGCAATCACAAACCTTCCAAAAGAAGTTGAGAGTGCGCAAGACAGACCAGTAGAAATGTATTACAATATTTCTAAACATGGGAATACCCTAGATTTTAAACTTAAAACTCAAAAGAGTGTTGGTTTAGCATTGGAAGATAGTGCAAGCGCAACAATTAAGAAAGAATCGCAAGATGGGTATTCGATTGTATTTAGAGGAAAACAATACATTATCCCTAAAGGGGCTGTAAAAGAAGCTGAGTAGCAATTTAAAGGAGTAAAACAAATGGAAGTATTTAATGCTATTGGAACAATCTTTAATTTTCGAGGAAAACTAAAGAAAAAAGAATTGATTGGATCATTTACAACGTCTGAACTAGCTAGAAATGCAGTTAGTAAAGTAGCAAGCAACTATGACGAGGTTGAAATTGTTATCACAAAAATTGACAGTTTAGCATTGCAAGAGTTGTAAAATAGGATCAGGGAGTTTGAAAAAATGGGTTATACAGGTTGGCTTATGCCAGATGGGGTGTTTTTTCCTTGCGGACATAAAGAGCATAGAGAAACGTTGTTAGAATTATTAGAAATGCCTCAATACAAAGATTTGAGAGCAAAGAATATAGAAAGAGGGAAGTGGTATAATCACGAACCAGAAGGAAGTGTCTGCTTTTGGGATACTGATTTTAAGTTTGCTAGTTTTGAAGGTGAAATGACAAAACCAGTTGAAGATTTTCTGATTAAACACTTCCCAGAGTTTAATGACGAGCAAAAACTAAGTATTTATTATAAGTTTCACCTTATAAAAAATAAGACTAAAGAGCAGGAAGAAGCATTGAAAAAATTCAAGAAATATGGATAAAAGGGGTAAGTGTTAAAAATGGGGCAAGGACGAACAACGGATAGCATTGTATGGCAGTTGCCTATAGCAAGTGCAGAAAACAGTAACACAGATTATATTCATGGCAATGCGAAACCTCATGCTTTTGTGGTTTATGATGATGAAATCGTGAACAATTCATTGTGTAAGAAATATAGTCAATGGGCTAACGAATATGAAAATATCAACATTGAAAGTGTAGAAGAAACGTACTTATGTAAGAAGTGTTTATGTTTGTATAAAAAATGGATAGTTGAAAAGGAGACATAAAATGGAGCTAAAAGGTAAAACAAAAGTTGGAGAACTTGTCACTTTATTATCTAAACCAGACAGCTATTCTATCGAAGTGGTGAACGAAGAAAGTGATAACGGTAAGAAGAAAAACGAAAAAAGCAAGAAAGAAAAAGAGAGCATTGGCAACTATAAAAATGACTTTCCAAAAGGAACAGTTGAAATGCAGGGAGTGAAAAAACTTTCTGACAAAGAAACTAGCGTGAAATTGAAATTTGCAGGAGAGCGTTTGACTTTTTCTTTTGTAACTGAGACACCATACGAAAAAGTGGTAGAAATTTTAAAGTGAGAGAATGATTGATGTTTAAAAAGAAAACGTTGGTAGTGAGCTATATTTATAGTTTTGACTATTCAAAAGAACCAGTAGAACTTAATGAGCTGATGTTTAAGGAAGTTCCAGTAAAAAAGAAATGGGGAAAGTACGTTTTACTTAATTCTGAGGATCAAGCACGTTTTGGTTTATCAGTAACAAAAAAAGACTTTGAGAAAGTCTTGAAAAAAGGGTGTTACTATATTGTGTTTTTTGAATGTCATTCTGCGAAAAATGTATTTAAAGCCAGTAGGCTGTTTAATAAAGAATTTGTTGCTGACGTGGAAGATCTTTTAAAATAAAGGGGAAATAAATTGACAAAGACAACTAAGAAACATAACCTAGAAGCAAGCAAGCAAGCAAGCAAGCAAGCAAGCAAGCAAGCAAGCAAGCAAGCAAGCAAGCAAGCAAGCAAGCAAGCTAATTTAAAAGCGGTATATGCCCCAATAGGGGCTTCTAATCATTCGGAGCATGAAAGGCACAAAGAGGACTATTATGCGACAGATCCAGTAGCAATAGACTATTTGCTGAAATTTGAGGATTTTGAGAACGTGTTAGAACCTGCTTGTGGTGAAGGACACCTAAGTAAAAGGTTGATTGAGTTGGGAGTGGACGTACACTCTAGCGACTTGATAAATCGTGGTTATGGAGAAGTAGTTGATTTTTTCAATATAGATAGTTGGGAGGGAGATCTAATAACAAACCCTCCTTACAAAATAGCTCAAAAATTTGTGGAGCATAGTGTTGAAATTATTCCAGAGGGAAGAAAAGTTGCAATGTTCCTAAAATTGACGTTCCTAGAAGGACAATCTAGGCGAAAGATGTTTGAGAAATTTCCTCCTAAAACCGTGTATGTTTTTAGTAAGAGGATCAAGTGCGCTAGAGGGGGTGATTTTAATTCCTTTTCATCTAGTGCGGTTGCTTACGCTTGGTTTGTTTGGGAAAAGGGCTATACAGGTAAACCAAAAATTGAATGGATAGATTGAGGTTAAGGTATGAAGTTTAAACCGTGCGAGTGTGGCTCAGAATTGTTTTATATGAGGCAAAGAATTTCAGGATATGGGAATTTTCTCATTAACGCAGACGGTTCAGAAGCAGATAATGAAGATATGTATGCTTATGTTTCTCATAGAGACGCAAGAAAACATTATAGGTGCGCAGATTGTGACAAAATAGCACAAGAGATAGAATGAGGTTGTGATTAAGGAGAAAAAATGACTAAGTTTATGTTGGATATTTACCTTTATCCATTTTTAATGATATTAAAGAATTTGCCTAGCTCAAATCAAACGGTTATATTTTTTGTTTACCTATTTGTGTATCAAGGTGTTATTTTTTTGGTTATACTTACATTTTTAGCATTAAAAAAATACGCAACGACAAAAACAAAAGAGGCTTTAAAAAATAATACAAATTTTGAAGAGTTTTCTAATTTGTGGTCTGTTTCTAATATTTTAGGGTACATAGCTTGTTTTGTCTGGTTATGGGTAGTATCTTTTGGTTTTCTATTTTTGTTTCTCACTAATTCTACAAAAGAGGTTGTGAAAGATAATAAACAACAGATGTATTTTTACAATCCTCATGATGTTGATTTGAACTATATTGAGTTATCCCAGAATCAAACCGTAGTTAAAGCAAACGAAAACGTGAGCTACAAACAAGTTGAGGAGTTTGTTAAAAATCCTGAACAAATTACACTTTCTAATGCAAAATGGCAAAATTATGAGGTAGAAAATTCTATCGTGGATATTGTCTATCCTGATAAAGAAAGCAAAAATAATAAAAAACAATTAAAATACGAACTCAAAGAAGTTAAGTCCGTGATAATAGAACAAACCTCGGAGATTTTTGGTAGGAAAGTTAATTACAAAACTGATGGAATCAAAATATCTTTTAATGTTCAGAAATAAAAAAGCAAAAAAGACTAATTTAATTGGTCTTTTTCTATTTCTTCATAGGAGAGCGCATAAGGCGTTCCTTTATAAATCCTATATAAATACCCTAAGATGACAAAATAGAAGCAGAGGGGCTAAAAGAAGTGTCTTAGCGGACGAGATAACACAACCGCTTTACTTGTTATTTGTGTAGGGTAGTATTTTTAAGGGGAAGTGTTGACAAGAATTTTAAAAAGTGTATAATATAAACATAGGGGCATTTGCGATCCTTGGGTAAAACCAGAAAAATTATAGTCTAACCTAAAACTACGGTAAGCAGGCAGGGCTATAGTTCGTGTTGATACGGTAGCAAAACAGAGAGTCTGTAGTTCTGTTTCTAGGTCATGCTTTAGGACAGTCCGTTTGACACGGTAGCAAAACAGCGGTCTCTTAGAAATTGACCACTAAGTAATAAAAAAATAAATAATAAGACACTAACTCCCAAAGTTAAACATGGAAACGTGCAAAAACTTAGGAGTTTTTTATTTTTATTTCACCAACACAAAAAAATAATCAAAAAATTAAAAAAGATGATAAAAAGTGTTGACAGGGTTAATTAAAAGATGTATAATATAATCATAAATCAAAAAGAACAGGGCAGACGCAACAAAGCCCTGAAAAGGAGAACCGCAAATGTCATACGAAACATTAAAACAATTTTCTATCAATCTCAAAGATCTGACTGTAAAATACAGCTATTCGTCTAATAATCTACGAGATTGGCGAGATCGTATGGTCGTTGAGAAAGTGGAAAAAACCTTTGAAAGCAAAAAAGAATTGGAAGATTATTTGTTAGGGCTTGTCTCAGGAGTTATTGATGGTGTGACAAAACTACCACGTTCACTTACCATGTATAAACGTATTCAATGGTTGGTTGATAACGACTTAATTGAAAACGATATGGCAAAAGATACTGAGGAAGTACGAAAAGTCCTTACAGGAGAAAAGAAAGTACAACCAAAACAATACATTATGGTAACGGATCTGGGAGATACGTTACGCAAACGACAATATGGCGTAACCCTTTATCCTGAATGGAAGAAAGTAAGTCCAACAACACTTTACAAGTCTGATCTCAAAGAAATTGAAGAAAATTTTGCAGACTTTATCAAGCAACACGGGATTAAAGTGGTGGAAGTGGTTTAAACGCCCTTCCCCCTGCTTTTTGCTTGAAGTAAAAAACGTAAGAGGAAAAATGAAGGAGAAAAAGAGTGGAGCAAGAAAAACTTTTTAGTTTGTTTTCTACAGATGGTGGTTTATTTGAAGAAGCCGAATTTGAAAAGGACGAACTAAAACTATTAAAAAAATTTGATATCCTTATAACGAACGTCTATGAATTGGCGCAATTCATGGAGGAAAAATTAAAAAGTAATAAGGCAACAGCGGATCATTATAAATTTGTGAGAAGCCTTATTCAGGGTTGGGTTCGAGATCTTTTGAGTATTGAGAACTCAGACGGTAGTTATAATAGCGAAGCCTTGATAAGAAACGTAAGGGGGTATGTAAATACTTATAAAACGCCAGTACAACTACTGAGCAAAATTGAAGGGTACGCCTATTCTTTCTCTAAAGAGGAAGTGGAGGAATGTGTGGACAATTTTTTAGGTCTGTACCTTTGTGTGTAATGAAAGCCTATAAAGTAGGCTTTTTTATTTATTTTTAAATGCACAAAAAAATAATAACCAAACATAAAAAAATAATAAAAATAGTTGACAGGGGATAAACAAGGGTGTATAATATAATCATAAAGAAATAAAAAGTGACTAGAAAAGTCAAACAAAGGAGAATCGTAACTATGGCAACTATGATTGAAACACTACCAGTAGAAATCCAAAAATACGCAGAAGAAATGGAGAAAAACTTACATGAGTTTTTGGATAATTTAGGTGCTATGCGTATTGAAGAAGCTATCCAAAACGAAAAAGGTTATCGTGATAGTGTAATCGCTATGATTAAGTGGTATGTCGCTCAAAATGCGAATAAAGAAAAGATCAACACTCTAAAAGAAGTGTTGGCAGTAACTATGTATCGTTTAGAATGTACAAGAAAACTAGTTGAAAAGAACGGAACAATCGAAGAAGCAAAAGCCTTATTCAAAGAATTAGGAATGATCTAAAAGGAGTAGAAAATGAAATACACAGAAATTTTGAATGAACTGAAAGAACGTGGGGCTTCAAAAATCAAGCCCCTTACCCCTTTTGCTGATTGGCACGAAGGGAAGGAAGATAATGGTTTTGTTGTATTGCCTGATGGCTTTCCAGTAAACTATCTTGATCCAATTTATAAGGCTATCAACTTACAGCCTATTTGGGGTTTAACCTATGAGGGGTATGCTTGGATTGACGCAGAAGGGAACATTGGCAAGGCACGACTTGATCTTGACCCTAGAGCAGTTCCACAATTTGAAATGGAACAGTTGCAGGCTTTGAAGGAGATTAAAGAGAATTATGTTTCTCCTATCTTTGGTTTTGACAATAACCATATTGAGCCTATTGAACTAAAAGGAATTGAAGGAGCAAGATACTTAGCTAAACAGCTCAGACAGCTTGAAGCTGATCTAAACAATCCACTAGATAAGCAAGAACAAAAGAAGGGGACGTATTATGACAGTTTTACTCTTTGAATATGGACACAGCAAGATCAACACTTGGAATGGTCATTGGACAGGAGAGGGTAAGGTATTTGCTAAAGAAGTATTCCTATCCACTAGTAAACGAGAGCGACTTGAAGAACTTGGGTTTGATTTACGCAGGGGTGCAAAGAAAACATTTACTCATGATTTTGGAGACGGTTGGGTTGCTAAAATCACCATGACTGTAGGCGCAAAGAAGGATTTTGAAGAAATCATGAAGCGTTCAGAAGGCTTTTTGGGGTACGAGTGGATCATTGACAGTATTCTAAAACACGGAAAAATTGTAGAAAAATGACGTTTTTTTAACAAAAGATGGCATACTATTTATGTAAGCAAAAAAGGAAAGAGGTGGGAAAATGTGCGCTATTTTCAATAACCTAAACGACAAATCACAACAAGCCAACAATGAATTAAAAGGTGAAGCGGTTCGACCTAATTCAAATTGGCGCAAAAAACGGAAAGACGAAACTATCACAGATCCTTCTTGTTTTAGTGAGCTTGTTGGAGGGGGTCTTATTGGAGATAAGCATAAAAAGTGTATAGAGTGGCACAAACGAGCTTACAAAGATGAATTGCAATATTTAACTGAAAAGAACTTTTAGTGATAGGAGAGTGACTTTTGGTTAAGTACAGATTGTTAGAAAGGAGAAGCATTATGGAGACAAGATATGTCTACGATTATCAAGAAGGACGTATGCGTTCAGAAGAAATCAAAGTTGTTGAAAAAGGACGTTTAAACAAAGAAGCTGTATTGGCTGAACTGAAAAAGAAACATGGTTCAAGTGTGCGTTTTATCTATTTTTACTATGTATCGTAAGAGCAGAATAGAGGAAACTCTATTTTGTTCTTTAATTTGATTGGGGGAGACGTTTTGGGGAAGTATATCATTGACAAGTTAAAAGACAAGCGTGTTGATATTGACCTTGGTGGGCATTGGGAAAATCTGATGGACTATATCAAGAAAGAATATCCAGAGTTTTATACTTGGTCTGATAAAGATAAAGATAATTGGATCTTAGAACACTTTGAGTTTAAAGAAACAAATTGGGAAAGAGTAAATTATCTTGGCTATGGTTATGTCCGTGAATTTTCTGATAGTAGCAAGGGTTATCGGCTGAATACAGCTATCAGGGATAAAAAAGACAAAGAAGAACTGAGCGATTGGTTACAGGAAATTTTAACTAAAAAAATGACAGCATTTGAAAGAATGTACTTGATCTTTTATAAAGTTGAGAAAGTCATGAGAGAAAGAAAAATAAAAACCGCCTACAACTCAGAAGGGCTTGTAGATGGATTGCTTATTTCTTTTGAGCTGAAAGATGATGGTTTTTCTGTAGATTTTGTTAGTTTGTATGATGAAGAATGTAGGATCATTGCTTCGTTCGCTAGAAACAGTATAAATGAGCCTTTGATACCTAAAATGGGGGTATTAGACTTCTACGGTCACTTTGGTTCGATTGTTGCTTATACTGACCGTCTATGGGAAGAAATAGAAACTTCATTCGCAGATTGGTTAGAAGATTTAGAGGAAAATAAAAACTAGCTTCAAAAGGCTAGTTTTTTAGTATGCTGATGTAAAAAAGCTATAAACCGCTATAAATTGCTATAAACCACTATAAATTGCTATAAATGAACTATGAATCAATTATAAATCATCTATAAAACAACTATGGATCAACCATGAATAAACTATAGACCAATCGTAATTCAACAATCAACCATAGAACGCTTATAAATCAACCATAATGCGCGTGCATAATAAAAATGCAACAATAAATAGGCACGCGCCTATGTTAAAAAAATTAAAGGTATGTCTAACTTTTGAAAAAGTTTTAAAATGGATTGTTGATTTTTGTGCTATATCGTAAAAGCCCCTAAAAGGGCGTATAAGCGATTTTAAATTATAAGGGTGTAATTGCAGGCAGGAACTATTAAAATGTCACAGGGGCTAAAATAAGGGGCAAATACGAGATTTTAGAGTGAATTGTAATATCAGATTATTTTATAAAGGTGTAAATTGCCTTTTTGGGCGTTAGTGGAAAGAAAAAACGCCAACACTCGGAAGTGCAGACGCTTATTGTTTAGTAGCAAGCTATTATACGCTATCACCATTTGAAGTTTTTTGTGACTTGCTAGAGCTTGAAGGAGAAATCTTAGAGCGAACCACGGTGTCGTAACCTTCGGTGTCGTCAATTAGTTCGGAAGTCAATGCTTTATAATCATCTTCTGAGATAGTCCAGTTGCCTTCTTTGTCCTTCTCTAACTTAATTTCTGTTTCAAAGTCGCCAGTTGTTAGTGGAGTGTGGGCTGAAACAGGGTCAACGTCATTGTAAGAAGTGAATTGTTTAGAGAATAGGTGTTCAAAGATCCAGTAAGTGATTAGTTTTTGGTAACGTTTGATGTCAACGTCTGCACCAGCTCGATTGTACTTGCTGAGATTATCAATTCCTCCTAAAAGGGTAGTTAAAACTTGTCTAGTTGAGCTTGCCAACCCTTTAGAGTGCAATTTCTTAGACGTAAAAGTGACAGTTGCAGAATCGCCTGACTTATCTACTTTAACGTCCTTGATATCATAAGAGCCAATGTCTTGGAATAACTTGCGTCTTACTTTCAAGAATCCTGAGATTGTTTCTTCTGGTGTTTCAATAGGGAAATCTTCGTGCCATTGTACACTATAGGTTGAAGCAGGTTTAAGTCCATCATCATTGATACGTTCGCTTGTTTGTACAGCAATAATAGCGTCAGACCACTTTTCGTATGTTTCACCATAAACTTTACGGAATTTGACAGAATCGTTTGTCAGGACAGAATCTAAAAGAATCTTAGCGTCTTTAGTCACCTTTTCTTTTACGACTTTTTCCTGATCTTCTTTCTTGCTAGACTGTTCTGTTTTATCTTTCTTAGGGGTAGTTTGTTTTTGTGTTGAAGAACACGCCCCTAGAGCGACAGTAGACAGAGCAAGGATAGTAAGTAGTTTAACTTTTTTCATTTTTCACCTCTTTTTTTATTGAGCGCAACTATCTCAAAATCTATATATTATAAGGGTTTAAGTGTTTTGCCTTGTAATCTATTGTACCATTTTTAAGGATATTCGCCAATGGTTTTTGGGCAAAAAACTAGAAAAAATACTAGCAAAATGTTTGACAAGGGGAATAAAGAGGTGTATAATATAAATATAAAATTAAATCAAACTAGAAAAAGGGGAAGGCAATGTTTACTAGAGAAAAGTGGGAATGTTTCAATGCCTTAGAAAGTTACCTAAAACAACAAGGGATTGACCTTGATAGTGTGGCAGAAAAAGATATTGAAATGGACGAATCTGCAATGATCTATCTTGTTTGTGGAGTACACTTAGAGGGTGTTAGTATAACTATAGAGAATGAGTGTGACGAAAAGAGCGTAACCTACTTAGTTCCACTATTAGAGTATAATAGTGAAGTCGATTATTATTCTTCGGAATTAGAAGACACTATTTATGAAAATATTGTCTGGAAAAACAAAAAGTATTATGTCTTTATTGAAAATGAATAATAAACTATCTCAAAACCTATAAGGATAGAGCATAAACTAAAGTGAAAAAGGAGTAAATCATGAAAGAAGTAGCTTACAATAAGCACCACGATCAAAAAGGTTTTCTGTTTATCTTTGATATTCCAGAAACAGAGGATAGCAAAGGGGTAAATGATGTTGCTGTAACGATCCATATTCCCCCATACAGCGAGTACGGAAAAATGCCAGATACACAATACATGGAAGTTGTGGCTAAACTCTTGGCAGAAGCGGATTGGTACAGTATTGCAAAAGATGAATACTTTGGAAAAGACTATGAAGGCAACGAAATGTCTATTCCAGACGAGGATTGGGAATACAGTATTCGTTATGGGGCAAAGCGTACAATGTTTGTCGAAAAATTAAGTAAGATTGATCCACCTCTCTATGACAAGGGGGACTTGAATAATTTTATTGGAGGTCTACCCCTACACTTGAAATGCGATAAGCGCTCTATCATTCAAGTTTTGAATGAAATCAAGCGTACATATCACCCTAAAAATGGATATAAGGGGGATAGTGTCATGGAACGGATAGAAGGAGAAGTCCTTTATCAAATTGCTGTATCACGCTTTAATGAATATGGTAAATATGTGACTGGTAGCAAGCCTTACATGACTACTGGTAAGAATGACTATCGCAGACCTAACTATTGGTATGCAGTTCGTGAACTTCTTTCTGTGGGGGAATTTTCAAAACATGAAGGGGAACTGTTCTTGTTTGTTGAAACAGATACAGGGTTAAAAATGCGGTTGTGTCCTGTAGGAAATCAGACGCTTAGATTTTCTGTTTTTGAAGATGAAAGTTACTTCAATAGCCTTATGATGGACTATGAAACAACAATCGCAGGGAAGTTTTCAATCACTACAGGAAATTCAATCGACAAGACAGAAAAATTGATTGACCTAGATGGTAAGTATAATATTTATAATCTTGACGACAATCTATTTGCGTTTTTGAAGAAAGGATAAGTGAAGTGTCAGGAACTAAACTTAAAACAGTAGGGTGCGCAAGATGTCCGAAGTGGAATGAAGTAGAACTTGATATCTTGCGTACAATCGTAGCAATGTTTCAGGAGGAAAGGGTAGAAGAAGGGGAAAAACTAGAGAAATTATGGTTGCCCCTTCCTATTCTTCAACTCAGTTGCAAAAGTTATACGAATGATCCTATGTGGTATGGTAACTTATCATCATTTTGCGAAAAAGCAGTCAACCTATATACCTTGGAGCGAAACGGAAATAAGATAAAGGTATCATTTCTTTTGAAGGAGATTGAAGTAGATGTCGAAAGAGGGGTGCTTGAAATTAAACCATCAGTACGGTTCGATGAAGCATGGAGCGTTATTGACGAAAACATTGAAGAAATAATGGAATAGTTATTGACAATGTGAAGGTGCGTGGTGTATAATATAAATATAGAGAAGAGAAATTTACACTACGGTCTGCAAACTTTGAATAGATTTACTCTTTTCTAAAAGACTAGTTGAAAAGCTAGTCTTTTTTTGTTGCTGAAATCAAACAAAAAAACAATCAAAAACAAAAAAATAGGTGTTGACAACGTGGGAATGTGTATGTATAATATAACTATAAAGAGTTTTCAGTTGGCAACAAAAATTCTTTTGTTGCCTTCTTAAATTTCTTAATGTCATAATGTTAAAGACTAGCCGAAAGGCTAGTTTTTTGTTGTAAAAAAGCTAGAGTTGCAGAAAAAATAAGCCAAAAATACAAAAGATAGTTGACAAGCGAAGAAGTGGGAATGTATAATATAAATACAAAAGAAATTAGGTTGAAAGGGGAGCGTATGAAAGAATCAGTAAATATAGCATTTATGCTATTGAACCTTGCTTTGTTTGGTATCATAGTTGGACTGAATATTAAGTCCATGATAGAATCAAACAAGGGAGAAGAAGGAAAGGCTGACTATTATAAGCATTGGTCGCTACAGGTTTCTGTACTGACTATTATTGTAGTAGCTTTTACTGTTGCGGTTAAAACAGTATTTAATTTTTAAAACTAGATCATGTCAGACAAATTAAGAAAGGGAAGTTGAGATGGAAACAAAAGAAAATAAAGAATGGGATTTAGTTAGGTATGCAGGAGACGAGCCTATAAAATGGAGCTTCACAGAAATTGGAATTTTACTTACAGTTGTTAGGTTAATGCAAGGTAGTAGCAGTAATAAACAGCAATTAAAGTTAGGTTTTGATACTTTAAAAAGACTTTCTAATAGTCAAGTTCCAGATGAAAGTACATGGCTTGGAATTTTAGAGGAGTTCCAATTTAAGGCTATGAGGTTAAGTAACTATAAACATACTGAATCTGTAATAGGTGGAGTAAGGCTATTTAGTGGGATCACGTTAGACTTTGCGAATCAGGAAATGATTATTTCATCAGATTATTTTGACGAAGTTTGGGAACATTGCAAACAAAACGTACAGATCTATTGGGAAAAACCATAACCAAAGACGCTTTGAAGTTGTTTTGATAAGAATTAAAAAAGGTTGACTTGTAAAGTCAGTCTTTTATTTTTGCTGAAATCAATGCAAGAACACAAAAAAATAATCAAAAAATTAAAAAAGATGATAAAAAGTGTTGACAGGAAATATTAAAAGGTGTATAATATAAATATAAAATAAAACAGAATTAAACAAGAGGTGTAAAGATGAAGTTAAGAGCAGTTCGTAAAACAGATGGCAAAGAAATTGATGTAGTTCTGGTGGATATTAAAGAACAGTTCCTTGAAACGTGGGAAGAAGGAGAACTTTGTGAGTATTCACTAGATGAAGTGGATTTTCCTGACTATATGGAGTTAAATTTTGTTTGTCGATTGAAACAGCACATGAAGAAAATCATAGATACAGAATTAGAAGAAGGTATGTATTATAAGGTTTCTCTTATGAATGTTTACAATGACGAAGTAAGTGTTGAAGTAAAAGGGGAAAGCGAGAATATGCCTATCGAATACATAGAGCTTTACAGCCTAGCGCCAATGAATAAGTAATAGAGAGCCTGCTTCCATAGGCTTTTTATCTTTACTAAGGTAAAAACGAATTGACACAAAAAAATAATCAAAAAGTTTAAAAATATGATGAAAAGTGTTGACAGGGAGTATTAAAAGGTGTATAATATAAACATAAAGAACAAGGAAAGCGGTTAGTCAAAATGAACAATTTAGATTATAAAAAATTATCAAAAGAAATGTTAGAAAACCTATATTGTGACGGTATGGTGTTTGTGGTTTATCCTAACGGAGAAACAGAGGTAACAACTCAGAACGCAGGTTATTTCCCTGTTAAACCAGTAGCTAAACTTGATTTGAGTGCTTGGTATTGGAAATCAGGGGTGCTTGGAGAATATGATTTGGATAATCTTTCCGAAGAAGATAAAGATTATCTAATTGAATATTTAGCAGAAGAGATCGAAATAGAAGTAAATAAGGTAGGATAAAAAGAGGGAGACCCCTCTTTTTAAATTTTACAGATAACACAAAAATATAATCAAAAAACCATAAAACAGTTGACAAGAAAGATAGATAGGTGTATAATATAATCATAAACAAAACATAGGGAAACGCAACAAACCCTAATGCAAAGGAGAACCGCAAACATGAAAACTCAAGTCAATAGATTAATGACGTACAAAGAAGTAGCAAATGAAAATCAAAAGCTAATGGAGAACTTAAACAGTCGAATTAAGTCTGGGGAGCTGACAATTAAATTTGCGCCTGATTTTTATATCTATGATGTCATTTCAAAATTAGGAAATAGTCACCCTACTAAATACCTAAACAATAAGCGTATGGAAGTTTATTCTTCAATTCATTCGATCTTGACTTCCATTGACGATCAAACAGTAAATTTGTACAAAGAAAAGTTTACTCCTGAACAAGATACCTTGTATCAAACCTTAAAACCTCACAAAAGAACGTTGGGAATCGAAGTTTCAACACGTTTTATTGGGGAACTTGCTATTTCCGCTTACAATACAAACAATCTAGTAAAAAACCTTTCTAGTGAGGGGTATGGATATAACTATGGAGAAAGAATCCTTGATGTCCTTTCACAAGCAATCGAAAGGGTCATTGAATATCCTTTGATTGAAGCAGGAACGAGAAATTTTGATTATGGGTTTGTTGTAACTCCAAACACGCTATTTCACTATTTAGAGGAACAAACAGGGGAAGTGGTTTTAAATTATGATTTTCTAATGAATCTGATGTCACGACTTGGTACTAATAGTATTGAAGTTATTGCGTCCTAAACAACATAAATTTGATTAAAAAAGACTAGTCCTTGAAGTCTAGTCTTTTTTAATTCTTAATTTGGCTATTTTAGGGGCGTAAATCTGTTTCTAATGAATCATAGGCAATAAGCTAAAAAGTAGCGCAGGGGCTAAAATAGGGGGTAATACGGACGAGATAGAGGATATTTGTTGTTTAAGTAGCAAATAAATCAAAATTAGTAATAAAAAATGTCGATTATTCCAATATTTGCTTTAATTTTTATAGGAATAGGGGGTAAAAGGTTGACAAAAAACATAAAAAGGTGTATAATATAATTATAAAATCAAAAAACAGGGCAGACACAACTAGTCCTGAAAAGGAGAACTGTAAAATGATGTATCAAGTACGAAAGAATAATGAAACAGTCGCTTTATTCTATTCAGAGAATGAAGCAAAAGAGTTCGCAGTTGATAAAGCAATCAGGGATTTACGAATGAAAAACCCTAACTATGAAAAAGAAAATGATTTATGCTATGATGAACTTCCTGACTATGAAGTTTTGGACGAAGCAGGTATTGAAGTAGGAGAAATTGAAGAAGATTATAACTAGAAAAATAAAGGATATTAAGAATACAGGGAAAACAAGCTGATGATCCAGTTTGTTTTTCTTTTGTAAGTGGGAGAGTGACAAGAAAAAGCAAAAAACACAAAAAAATAATCAAAAAGAGCAAGAAAATAATAAAAAGCATTGACAAAGGGTGAATGAAAGTGTATAATATAATCATGAATTAAATATAAGGCGAACGCAACAAGCCCTAATAAAAGGAGAACCGCAAATGTCATACGATACATTGAAGAAATTGTCTATCAACCTTAAAGATCTGGTTGTCAAATACAGCTATTCACCAAGTAATGTGAGAGAATGGAATGGTAACATGGTTGTTTATGATTGTGAGAAGGAATTTGAAAGCAAAGAAAAACTGGAAGATTGGTTGCTTTGTTTAGTTGAGGGGCATTATGGAGGAGAATCTCCAATCTCACGCTCAGTAACATTATATAAACGTATAATGTGGTTGGAAGAAAATGGACTTATTGTAAAAGGGAAACCAGTTGATAGCGAAGAAGTCCGAAAAATCCTAACAGGCGAGAAAAAAGTTAAACCTAAAATGTATGTTTTGGAGAATAACCGTGGCTATAGGTTGAAATCTTTGAAATGGAGCGTTTCGTTACGAGTGGGTGGAAGTTATTCAAAACTCTATAAGCCAGAGGTCGAAGTTATCCAAAGAGTTCATGCTGAATTTTTAGAACGTCACGGAGTGCTTGCAATGGAGATAAAACAATAAAGAATGTATAATACAATTACGAATTTAGGAAAGGGGAAAAGTGAAAATGGTAGATATAATTAAATTATTTGAAAGAAGTCTAGCAGTAAGTAAATACAGTCATGGATTTGGGGTAGTCGAAAAAGTAACAAAAGGAGAAAAAGTAACAGATAAGATCGCTAAAATTATTTCAGAGGACAATGGAATTGCAATCAATTTATTAAAAAGAGGGATTGAATTAAATAAGATAAATCTTGATCTTGAAGCCACAAATAATGAAAATCTATATGTATGTACGTTCCAGTCTATAGAGGATCTACCTGAATTTCAACCCTACATGGTTGTATACACGAAAGAAGAAATGGCTCGGTACTTGAAAGGGTATGTTATACGAGAGTTTGAAAAGAATGTGTTTTCAACGCTAAAAACAATTCAAGAGTTAATGAGGAAGAAAAAACTTTTGAAAATAGATTTAGATGTATTTGGCTTGGATCAATATTCCAACAAAGACGTTGACGATTTGAAAATTTCAATAAATACTGATAGTCATGTTGTCATGGAATTTAGTTTTGATTTTTATGGGGTTACTTATTCACACACCCTTATTAGCGAGGAAAAAGGGGAATATGTGATTAATGATGTGACTGCAATTTACGGAGTATTTACTAGGGTGTTTGCTTTTCACGATTGGGAAGAAGTAATTGATCCTATGAAAAAGTGGATTGAAGAAAATCAATAAAAAACTTTGCGTTATTTGAAAAAAATAGCGCAATTTTTGTTGACAAAACGCAGATAAAGTGTATAATATAATTATAGGGTTATTTGCGATCCTTGGGTAAAACCAGAACGATTATAGTCTAGCTGAAAACCACGGTAAGCAGGCAGGGCTATAATTCGTGTTGATACGGTAGCAAAATTCTGTTAGATACAGTCGGTTCATATTAAAGTTTTAGGACCAATCCATTTGACACGATAGCAAAACAGATGTTTCCTAAAGCTGGACAGACATTTTAGAACCAGTCTACCAAACACGGAGACAAAACCAAAAATCAATTCATTTAAGTTATAAAAAAATAAATAATAAGACACTAACTCCAAAGTTAACCACGGAAACGTGTAAAGACTTTAGGGGTTTTTTATTTTGCGGTTGTGACACAAAAAAATAATCAAAAAATTAAAAAAGATGATAAAAAGTGTTGACAAGGATCATAAAAGGGTGTATAATATAATCATAAATAAAATACAGGGCAACGCAACAAAAGCCCAATAAAGGAGAACCGCAAAATGAATACAGTAACAGTCCTAGAACCAAAAGTAGGAATTGAAGCAAAGACACAAGAAAAGGTTGTAAAATTACTCACCAAGCAATTAAAACGAGTACAAAAACATACTGGTTTCCGTGCCTTATTGCAACAAATCCATAGCTACGAGGACAAGGCAG